GCCATGCCCGGCGGCCTGGGGCTGGTGGCGAGCGGCCTGGCAAGCGACCACCCCCGGCCACGATTTTTAAAGGAACAAGTACCTGTACCCAATATCTGCGAGCATATTTTTTTCTCAGGCCACACCCCACCCCCCACAAAAAACCAAAAACGTGCAAGGCAAACCCCTTCCCAAACGTATTTTTTTCGGGCAAACGTGTGCTAGACTGCGCTTTCACACCTAACGCCAGACGCCTCAAGCCGATGACGAAACTGACCGCCCAAGAAATTACCGCCTTGCAGAAACCGCCCCCCGAGAACAGATTGGAGGAGCGCATGGTTGCGCTACGCGAGCGCATGACGGCGCAGCACCCGCTGCACGGGATGTTTGCTAACGTGTTTGAAAATCTCGGCGGCGAAGCCGCGTTGCTGGAGTGGGCGGAAGATAACCCCGCGCAATTTTTTGCTATGTTCACCAAACTGGCCCCCGCGGCCATACCTAAAGGCACAACCGGCGCCGTTCATTTACACGTTCATTCTGATCTGGCACCAACGGCGCTCGACCGTGGCATTGTTATTGATAACGACCCGCAAGGTACGGAAGATTGAGGCAAATCACCCTTAATTACGTCCCCCGCGATGCGTTCAAGGAATTCCACCAGCGGGTAAAGCGTTGGGCATTGATGGTCTGCCACCGTCGGTCCGGTAAGACGGTAGCGTGTATTAATGATTTAGTGATACGCGGCGTACATACGCAAAAGGCGAACGCCCGGTTTGCGTATGTTGCGCCATTCAGGCAACAAGCTAAAGAGATTGCCTGGACATACCTGAAGGAAGCGACCCGCGATATTATAGTGGGCACCCCCAGAGAATCCGAACTCCGGGTAAAACTGCCCAACGATGTGTGGATTACGCTGTACGGTGCGGATAACCCCGATTCGCTGCGCGGCATGTACTTTGACGGTATCGTGCTGGATGAATTTGGCGATATGAAGCCGTCGTTGCTGGGAGAGGTTATTCTGCCGTGCCTGGCCGACCGCGCGGGATGGCTGGCGATTATCGGCACCGCCAAAGGGCGCAACCAGTTTTACGACTACAAGCGCAAAGCGGTAGAGGATACAACCTGGTACTACCAGATGCTCAAAGCCAGCCAATCGGGGATTATCCCCGAGTCCGAGCTGAAGTTGATGCGAGAGGTAATGACTGAAGATCAGTACGAGCAGGAAATGGAGTGCAATTTTGACGCGGCGCTGCAGGGGACGTACTACGCTGACATACTTAACACGATTGACGCAAAAGGTCAGCTTGTGTATGAGGACCCGCTGTACGAGGACGGGCAAAAAGTTCATGTCGCGGCGGATGTAGGGCTCAGGGATTCTACGGCCTGGTGGTTCTGGCAACCCCGCGAGGACGGTATTGCGGTGATCGACCATTATGAGGCATCAGGCAAACACGTTGACCATTATCTTGAAATGCTGCACAACAAAGGATACCAGTATCACCATATCTGGCTGCCGTTTGACGCAAAAGCCAAAACTCTGGCCACCCGGCGGTCTACAATAGAGCAGTTCGCCAATCCCTATGAAACGATTAAGGACAGCCCGGAGTTAGTCAAAGCGTATCCGCCGGGGTCGCGGCTGCCCGTTCGCGTACTGCCGAAATTGTCTATTCAGCACGGCATTGACGCAGCGCGGCTGGTAATGCTCAATAGCTGGTTTGATATGACGCATTGCGAAACAGGTATTGATGCGCTGCGGTCGTACCAACGGTCCTGGTCCGAACATACCAAGAGTTTCAGCGACGCTCCGTACCATAACTGGGCCAGCAACACCGCCGATGCGTTCCGGTATCTGGCCCTGGTGGCGGATAAATCGGTGGGCATGTCGGCGGAGCCGGAGCTAGAAAAACCACAAGGACAATTCGCCCAACCGGGTGTACCATCGGGCCTGACGTTAGACGGGCTGTACGCCGAGCGTGATACGGGTTGGCGCAGCAAGATCATAAAATTGTAGGGTATTGGGTATGGCATATACAGCAGACAATGCGGCAAAGGGCGGCGAAACCGGCAACGATGACGAGTACGCCGAGGACACTCAGGCGCTCAACACCAAGTACACCGAAGAATTGGCAAACTCAGATAAACGCCTGAAATTTTTTCTGCGCCAAGGCAATAAGGTCAACCAGCGGTACCTGTCGGAAGAAGCCGGGTATTTGTCTATGGGCGAGGAAAACGTCGGGCGCGGGCAAGCGCCAGTTGCCGACGTTAATCTGTTCTACACCAATATAACAACGCTTGAAGCGATGCTATACGGATCAACGCCTCGGGTTGATGTGTCCCGTGAGCACGCAGACCCCGACGACGAGGTAGCGCGTATTGCCGCTATGCTCTTTCAACGGATGTTGCAGGCGGATGTTGAGCCGTCAGGCTCTGACTCGCCCTCAGCGCTCAGAGCGGCCTTGCAAGACCGATTGATACCCGGCATGGGGCTGTGCCGCGTGCGGTATGAAGTAGAAACCGGGGAGAAACTAAACCTGGAAACGGGGGAAATGGAAGAAGCTATTTTAGAGGAACGCGCGCCGCTGGATTATGTCCATTGGCAAGACTTCAGGTGGGGCTGGGCGCGTACTTGGGCGGAAGTGCCCTGGATTGCGTTTCGCAGTTTTCTCACGCGAAAGGAAGTAATCGACCGTTTTGGGGAGGACAAAAAGGCCGGGCTTACGTTCAAGGAGCAGACACCCACAGGTTCCGATAGGGGGGATTCCGGCAGTATTGACGATAAAGATAACCGGTCAAAAGAAGAAAAAGCCGAAATATGGGAAATTTGGACTAAGGATGGCCGCAAGGTGTGCTGGTGGTCAAAAGGCGCGCCGGATTTGCTGGACCACCAACCGGACCCGCTAGAGCTGACAGGGTTCTGGCCGATGCCCAAACCGTTGATGGCAAATGTCACAACAACGCTACTGGTGCCTAAAGCCGACTACATGCTGGCGCAGGACATTTACACGCAAGTCAATGCACTGGCGTCGCGCATAGCCACCGTTACTGAAGCGATTAAAGTCGTTGGCGTTTACGATAAATCAGCGTCTGACTCTGTAGGGCGCATGCTGCAGGAAGGTAACGAAAATACGCTTATACCGGTCGATAACTGGGCTATGTTTGCCGAAAAAGGCGGATTGAAGGGTACCATTGACTGGTTCCCGGTCGAGGACGTCGTAGGTGTGCTATCGGTATTGCGCGGGGAATTGACCGGGTGGATAGAATTGCTGTACCAACAAACGGGTATGTCGGACGTACTGCGCGGCGGTAACACGGATCAATACACCTCTGACGGCACCAATCAGCTCAAGGCGAAGTTTGGCAGTATCCGCATACAGGCGCTGCAAGACCAGTTCGCGCGCTTTGCCAGCGATTGCGAGCAGCTACGGGCGCAGGTCATAGCCAAACATTTTTCGGTTCCGCAAATTATCCTGCAGTCCAGCGGAGAGTACCTGTCAAACGCAGATAAGCCGCTAATGATGGAAGCGGTGCAGTTGATGAAGTCGCCGCAAGCCAAATGGCGGGTAAGCATTAAGCCCGAAACTATTTCGATGATAGATTATGCGCAGCTAAAATCAGAGCGTACTGAATTTCTCATTGCAGTGGCGACCTACATTCAATCGGCAACATCAGCGGTGAAAGAATTTCCTGAAGGCGTGCCTATGTTTCTGGAAATGCTGCAATGGGGTATGGCGGGGTTCAAAGGCTCTGAAAGCATTGAAGGCACTATGGACCAGGCGATAGCCGCGGCCAAAAAAGACGCCGCTCAACCGCAAGAGCCTGAAGATGATGGCACGCAAGTCGAGCAAATGCGCCAGCAGGGCGAAATGGCCAAACTACAGGCCAAGTTGCAGGGCGATATGCAGATTTTGCAAGCCAAATCGCAAGCCGAAGTGCGAAAGATACAGTCCGATCATCAGGCCAATATGCAGGAGATTATGGCTAAAGACCGCGCCGATACCAACAAAATTATGACGGACCTTCAAGCCGACTTGAGGGTAATTGCTGAAAAGCTGCAAGCGGATACTACAGTAGAAGAAGTGCAGTCCACAATGGCCATTGCAGAAAAGCGCACCGAATTGACAAATTCGCTCACTGAAATGGACGTAGAGCATAATTACAACATGGCCGAAATTAATGCCGCGCAACAGCGCAATGAAGGAGGCGATAATGACTGACTACCCGTATGAAGGGGCGTACCCTACCAGCCCCGAAGATTTTGAAAAACAACGCCAGAAAGAAGAATTTTTGCGTATGCAAGCCTTGCAAGCGCAACAATTACGCCAATCTGAAGCCCCGCAAATGGGCGGCATGAACCCCGGCATGGCGCAACAGTTTATGCCTAGCAGCGCCCCCGCGGCCAGTAGCGGCGGGGCGGCGGGCGGCACGACCGGGGGGGCGGCGGGCGGCACGACCGGGGGGACGGCGGGCGGTGCAAGCAGTGGCGGCGGTATGGCCGCCGCGGCATGGCCTGCAGCGCTTATAGCAGTAATCGCAGCCAATGAAACCTGGGCCAACAAACAGGGGCGCCGACCGGAAAAATTCAAAGACCATGCGCAAGATATGGCAACGGGCAAAGTTTTGGAGTACGACGCTAAAGCATTGAGCGATAAAATGCCGGGTAAATCCGGCGAATTCCTGGAGTTCGGCGCTGAAATGGGGAACCCTGAAGGCGCCTGGAAAAACGTCAAAAAAGCGTCTATGCCTTGGGAGTGGTTCTAATGGCTAGGTGGAGGCAGGTAAAAAATGAAGAAACGGGCCGGTACGAAATGGTACGAATGGATGCAGGACCTAAAAATATTCGCGGCATTGATATTATTCGGGGCAATTTTGATACTTTCGTCAGTCCTGTTGATGGCAGTCTTATCACAGGTCACAGGAGTTTAGTGCAGCATAATGCGCGCAATGGCGTCGTAAACGCCCAGGAATTTACGCCCGAGTATTATGCGGGAAAAGCAAAAGAACGCGCGCAACACTTTACCGGTACGTCGAGCAAAGAGGACACACACAAGCGGCGCCAACAAATCAACGAAATCTGGAATCACCAGGAGAGAAACCGCAATGAATAATATAGCTGAACAAATCACCACTGAAGATGAAGATACACTGGCCTCGGCACTCGATGCGGCATGGCACTCTAATTCTGAAGATGGCGATACTGGCGATATTGAAACGCAAAGTGACACTATTGCACCGGAGGCTACGGGCGAGCAAGACCCGGAACCGCTTGCGGCAGACGCTAAAATTCCTGCTAGCGGTAAAACAGCGCCGGTAGTAGACCCGGACAAAGCCCCTAATTCACTGCCTCCTGAAGCGCGCGAAGTGTGGAAAGACGCACCTGCAGCGCTCAAAGCCGCCGTGGCCAAGCGTGAAAAAGATTATGAGCAAGGCATTCTCAAATATGCCGGCGATGCGCGCCGCGCTCAAGATATGGACAACGCGCTGCGCCCTTTTGAGCAGTACCTGGGGATGAATGGCGGGGTATCCCATATCGGGGATTTGATGCGCACCGGTGCCAGGCTTCAAATGGGCTCACCCATACAAAAAGCACAGCAGATAGCAACGCTAATAAACCAGTTTGGCGTCGATATAGAAACGCTGGATGGACTGTTGTCAGGTAACGGCGCGCCGCAAGCGTCACAGCAAAGCGACATTCAACGGCAGATTAATGAGGCAATGCAGCCTTTTCAGACTATTGCGCAGTCGTTCCAGCAACGCGAGCAAGAGACAAAAAATCAGTCGCAAGCCCGAGTACAGTCAGAAATACAGGCGTTTTCTACAAGCCCCGGTAATGAATTCTATGCCGATGTGCGTAGCGATATGGCCGATATTTTAGAACTTGCGTCCAGACAAAACAGGGAAATGTCATTAGCGGAAGCCTACAAACGCGCCTGCACCTTGCACCCTGAAATATCCGGCATACTCGCAGCCCGCAACAGTACCACGGACCTTCAAGCCAAGCGCAGGGCCGCCAGCTCAATTAATGGCACTCGCGGCGGGAGTAACAGCGAAACCCCCACAACTTCAGTCAGAAGCACTCTGGAGCACGCGTGGGACGCGGGCAATAAGGTGTAGTTGCACGGCGTTAATTTTATGGTAGAGTGAATACCTACAGAACTTCCTCAAGAGGTATCTGAGTTAAGGAGCCCTACTTTTCAACAGTAGGTTCCAGGTGAACCGCTTATCAAGAGCGCGACACACTGAACCGTTACTTTACTTTAGATACCTGTCTATTATGACAAGAGGATTTCATCATGGCTTTTCCAAACCCTAACTATACGGACATTATGTCCACTACTATCGAGTCGCGCAGTCGTAAAATTGCCGACAACGTAACCAAAAACAACGTCCTGCTCAAAAAAATGGAAATGCAGGGCAATATCAAACCTTTTTCTGGCGGGTCTAAAATCCTTCAGGAATTGAGTTTTGCCGAAAACGCTAACGCCGGGTGGTACTCGGGTTACGATATTCTGCCTGTCGGTATCAGCGATGTTATCAGCGCAGCGGAATTCAGCATCAAACAGGCCGCGGTACCGTGTGTTATCTCAGGTTTGGAAATGCTTCAGAACAGCGGCAAAGAGCGCATGATTGACTTGCTCGACGCGCGTATGACGGTAGCCGAAGCAACCATGATGAATTTAATTTCTCAGGGCTTGTACTCGGATGGCACCGGCGCTGGCGGTAAAGAAATTGACGGTTTGGATAAAGCCATTGACCTTACCCCCGCAACCGGCATTTACGGCGGTATTAACCCCGCGAGCTTTGTGTTTTGGCAGAACAAAGTATCGGACCAGACCGCAGCTAATGGCCTGGACCCTAGTAAAATTCAAGGGTATTGGAACGCGCTGTGGGCATCAATGGTACGCGGCAACGACCGGCCTGATTTGATCGTAGCGGATTCTACGGTATGGGCAGCGTACACCAAGTCCCTGCAGTCTTTGCAGCGCTTTACCAGCCCTGAAGTCGGCGCGCTAGGGTTCCCCAGCTTGAAGTTCATGGATGCGGATGTGTGCCTGGACGGCGGTATTGACGGATTCTGCCCTACGGGGCGCGCGTACTTCCTTAACACGAAGTACATACATTACCGTCCTCATGCCCAGCGCAACATGGTTCCGCTGTCGCCCAACAAGCGCAGCGCGATCAACCAGGACGCTGAAGTAGCGATCTTGGGGTGGGCGGGCAACCTGACTTGCTCAGGCCGCCAGTTCCAGGGCGTGTATGACGCGGTAGGTTAATGACGCGGTAGGGGTTGAAGTAAACTAAAAGGGTGGCAATGCCGCCCTTTTTCACTATGCGGAGTACAAAATATGAACAGCCTTGTTAGTTTTGCAATCTCAACTACAGTAGACGCCCGTGCATTAGATGTGCCTAACGCCAGTTTTACAACCGGAGCTAACTACGCTTTGGGGCCTATTGGCATTGCCACAGACGGGGGGGTAGCTACAACGCAATTAGCCCAATCGGCACCCAATTGGACTCTGGAGGACCAACGAGAAGTCGCACGCACGCCGCAAGACGGCCAATATATCGGCGGTAGCGGTTTGGTGAACGGCACTGGCGGATTCACAACACAATCACCGTTCACAACTGCAACTGCGTCAGCGTCAGGCAATGGAGACATTACTGCGACCGGCGCGCCACACCTGGTATCCCTAGCAGCAGGCTGGGTGGTTGTTTAACGCTGCGTAAGTATCATAACCCACACCAAACGGCCTCAAGCCTGAAGGATATATATATTATGTTAGAAGCAGACCTTTCTACCACTGACGATGCCTTTGCTGGCAATGATGCGCGGTACCGCCTTGATGATCGGCTCCCCGTGCGGTTTTACAACCATCCGCGACTTGATCGTGTGCGAACAGAAAATGAAGGGCGACCCATTTTTAAAGAGGTGCCGTTCATCGAGATAATGATACCCGGCAGTCGGGATGTCATTGTGCGCGAAGCCCGAGAGTCTGACAAACAAAGGTTCTCAAGGCACTTTCAGCGTTTCATGTCCCGCCAGGAAGTGCCCCTTGAAGGTACTTTATTGTCTGAGTGGCCCGCCGTTACGCGCAGCCAGGTCGAGGAACTAAAGTTTTTCAACGTCCAGACTGTAGAGGACTTGGCAAATTTGAGTGACGGCAACAGCAACGGTATGATGGGCATTCAAATGCTAAAACAAAAAGCCGTTACGTTTTTGGAAAGCGCCGATAAGAACGCTACCTCCTCGGCATTAGCCAACGCCAACAGTGAAATAGAAGTGCTGAAGGCTCAAATGGCCGAGATTTTAGCGGAGCGACGCGGGGAAATTACCGAGCCCGGTGACATTGACGCGCCTGCCCCTACGCGGCGCACGCGCCGCACAAAAGCTGAAATGCAGGAATCTGCGCAGGAGTGATCTATGGGTCGATTTGCTACCGCTAATGATATTATCAATCGAGTAGCGGTAGAAGTCGGGCTATCAAAATCGCCTGACGCTGTGGGCGATTCTGACCAATCATTCGTACAATTGACTGGGCTGCTCACCAGCGCAGGGCAAGAGCTTATCGAAATTGCGCCGTGGGAAGCCTTTAGTAAAACCATTGAGTTTACCACCACCGGAAGCGATACCGGCATTTACCCCCTGCCTGACGATTGGGCGTACATGACGGACCAAACAAGTTGGGACCACACCAATAATGTACCTATTGGGGGCCCGCTATCCCCGCAACAGTGGTCGTACCTATTGGGCCGAAATTTAGTCTCAAGTACCATATACGCCTCTTTTCGACTACGCGGGGAATTTTTAGAATTGTTTCCGTCCCCGCCGCCGGTAGGGCTAGCAGTCCGTTTTGAATACACTTCGCGTAATTGGGTGCGCCAAAGTTTAGTCACATCAAGTGACACTGTAACTAGCGGCGCTGACGTAATAATTTACGCCCCCATACTTATTGTAAAATTTCTGAAAGTTAAATGGCTTGAAGCTAAAGGGTTGGATGCCAGTGCTGCCCGCCTGGAATTTGATACCATGCTTCAAAGTCGGCTGGGTAAGGATAAAGGGGCCCCCCGGCTAAACGCAGGTCGGGGACCGCGAGACATACCGTATCTGAATGGGTTTAGTTCAGTGCCTGATAGCGGCTATGGGTTCTAGGTATGTACTACCGGGGGCGCACAATAAGCCGTTTTGGTAAAGCCCAACCGGCTACCGCGCAGCCGTTTTCAATGCCGTCCAGCTCGGGCGGTATAAATTCGCTCGATAATTTAATGCTGATGGCGCCAGCAGACTGCCTTGTTTGCCACAATCTCATGCCTGCAGAATACGGTATGCAGTTAAGGCGCGGCTATACTGAGTGGGCTAACAATACCAGCACTGACCCCGGCGTTATTATTAACCCTGTCAATACGCTAATAGGGTTTGCCGGACAACAAGACAATGCCAGCGCCAAAAAGCTATGGGCGGTAACGGAAGAAGGGCTTTGGAACGTCACCAATTCAGGCACAACGGCACCGGTACAGGACGTTGTTTTCACGCCTCCGCCGGGTATTCCTGGTGGCGGGTTTGGCACTTATATTGAGGTGACTAACGACGCTAACAGGCGTTTTCTTCAGTACGCCGATGAAGCCAATGGTTTGTGGCAATACTCAGAGCAATTTGGCACTTGGGAAAGCCCTGCAACACTTGCCGCTACCATTACCGGCCTAGACCCGGCAGACGTTGCTTTTGTTACCAATTGGAAAAACCGTATATGGTATGTGCTGCGTAATTCAGGTGACGCGTACTATCTGGCGCCCGGAGCGATTGCCGGTGCCGCATCAAAATTTGTGTTTGGGGCTAAGTTTCAACACGGCGGGGAACTTAAAGCCCTGTATAGCTGGACGGTAGACGGCGGGATCGGGGTTGATGATCTGTTGATAGCCGTCAGTCGTGGCGGCGATGTGCTGGTGTATAAAGGCTCTGACCCCGGCTCTGTAGACAATTTCGCGCTTGTAGGCTCGTGGTATGTGGGTGAACTGCCCGAGTCCCGCCGTATAGGGTTGGCCGTTGGGGGTGAGTTGTACCTGCTATCGACGGGCGGTATTATAAATTGCCGGGACTTGTTGAAAGGCGTTGAAACTACTGAAGCCGCAAATACCTACTCCCCCACCGCAAAAATAAGCCGGTATTTGCGGCCTGTGATGACGCAGTTTAAAAGCTCTCGCGTTTGGAATATGGCGATATACCCGGCTGATGGGTTTTTGCAAATTATCGCGCCGTACTCTTTTGATAACGCGCAGACTCAATATTGCCAGAATTTGCTGACAAAGGCGTGGGGTTTGTGGGATGGCGTACCGGTGAATTGCGCGGTATCGTGGAACGGCAAGTACCTTATAGGCGCGCCAGACGGGCGTGTGTGGGACTACGACGGGGTGTTGGACGGCACGGAACTGCCAGGTGAAGGTGCGTTGGTGGGAGGCCCTGTGCAATTTGATGTGCTGACCAGCTTTCAGCCTATTGCGGAAGGCTATGCGCTAAATTGCACTGTTGGCATGTTGCGCGCCGTTGGCGTTACGCAAGGGGAGTTGAATTTAAAGTTAGAAGCCGTCTATGATTACCAATTTCCCTACAGCACCGTGCCACCGCCTATCGTACCGACACTATTCGGCGCGTTGTGGGATGTTGCGCTATGGGATGATGCCGAATGGCCTGGGGGCAATACGTCGCGCAGCGTTACGCAAGGGGCTAGCGGCATAGGGCGAGTTGTGGCAATCTCTATGAGCGGCAGTGCTTCTTCGCGTGTCACCTTTGCAGGCTGGGATGGCCTATACCGAAAAGGGGGGTTTTTATGATATTCAAGCCACTCACGCTACGTTGTATCGCGCATAAACAAATATAATTGCCGATGGTACGTGCCTGCTGAAATGCCGGTAACGGCCCCGGCGTAGGAGAAACAACATGGGTCTTTTTTCAAGTCCAAAGGCGCCTGACTACGCTGCCGCTGCGAGAGAGCAGGGCGTAGCTAATGAAAAAGTGAATACGGCTCAAACATTTGCCAATCGGGCAAATCAATACACGCCTTTCGGCTCTGAAGAATGGACGGCGGGACAGGGCATAGACCCCGCTACAGGCCAGCCGGTTACAACGTGGAGTTCCAACACTACGCTAACGCCGCGCCTGCAGGAATCGCTTGATTCGCAAATTGGCGCGCAGCTAGAGCGTAGCAGATTAGGTGAGGAAGTCACAGGGCGTTTGCGTAACGATTTTAGCACCCCTATAGATTGGAGCGGCGCTCAAGATTTCGGGGAAGTACCCGGCAAAAATTACGCAATGCCGCTTGGCTCCCTCGTTAATGCCGAGCGCCTAAACGCTACCGGCGATCAAGTGGACCCGCGGTATACTGAAAGTCGTAGCGGTCAAGTACAGCCGGGACAAATATCAGGTACTGGAGCTGACGTAAATTCCCGCTATGTGTCAGGTATGGGAGATCAAGTGGGCCCGCGGTATACTGAAAGTCGTAGCGGTCAAGTACAGGCGGGACAAATATCAGGTACTGGAGCTGACGTAAATTCCCGCTATGTGTCAGGTATGGGAGATCAAATTCAGGACCCTAACAGCTTCCGTCAGCGGGGTGAAGATGCGGCGTATAGCCAGGCAATGTCACGGCTAAATCCTGCTTTTGCAGAGGAGTCCCGCGCGCTTGAAGTAAAACTGCGCAACCAAGGGTTAAACCCTGAAGATGCCGCGTGGCAAGCCAGTATGGGCACTACCGGGCGGAGCCAAACTGATGCGCGTATGCAAGCAATATGGGGCGCTTCAGCCGCCGGGCGTGAAGAATCTGCCTTAAATTATGGCCAGGCGCTATCGCGTAACCAGAACGCTTTCGGCCAGAACGCAACAGCGGCGAGCCAAAACTACGGCCAAGACCTGTCACGTAACCAAAACACGTTTAACCAAAACGCCGCAGCGTCAAACCAGAATTTTGGGCAAAACCTAGCCGCCAACCAGAACGCTTTCGGCCAGGACGCTACGGCCAATGCCCAGAATTTTGGGCAAAACCTAGCCGCCAACCAGAACGCTTTCGGCCAGAACGTGACGGCAGCGGGTCAAAACTACGGCCAAGACCTATCGCGTAACCAAAACACGTTTAACCAAAACGCCGCAGCGTCAAACCAGAATTTTGGGCAAAACCTAGCCGTCAACCAAAATGATTTCAGCCAGGACGCTACGGCCAATGCCCAGAATTTTGGGCAAGACCTGTCGCGTAACCAGAACGCTTTCGGCCAGAATCAAGCTGCGACAAACCAGAATTTTGGGCAGAATATGGCCGTTAACCAAAATACGTTTGGGCAGAGCATGGCTACTATTCAGGAGAATAACAACCAAAATTATAGAAGTGCTGAGTACGCCAACACATTGAGGCAGCAGCAGAGGGCAGAAATGATGCAGCAGCGGGGATTTGCCTTGAACGAAGCCAACGCCCTGTTGTCGGGCCAGCAAGTAGGCATGCCGCAAATGCCAACCTACAACACCGCGGGGCGCGCCGAAGCGGCTCCGACATATCAAGCCACGGTAGACCAAGGCAATTTCGAACAGGGAAACCAACAAAGTATGTGGGGCGGTTTGGGTGATCTGGCCGGAGCGGGTATGCAGGCTTACGGCACCTACAAAGCGTCTGACCGACGATTGAAAACAAATATACGCCGTATTGGCACGGTTAAAGGGTATCCGTGGTACGCCTATGACTATATATGGGGTGAGGCTTCACAGGGCGTTATGGCCGACGAAGTACCGGTTGAATTCACCGCTGATATTGGCGGAGGCTTCAAAGGCGTGCACTACGCCGCGCTGTTAGGGACTTAACTATGGCTTACATGACCCCTCAAGAGTTCCAGATGCAGCAGGAAATGCTGCGTCAAGGCCGCGTGCCGCAACAAACGCCTATTTCAACGCCCGGCATGTCTGCGGGCATGGCGCCCGGCACTTCAGCCGCAATGCCCGATTTTGCTGCCGCTGCGCAGACCTTTGATGGCGAAAACGAACGGATTGCCCAGCAGCGCTTGATGGCGCAACAAATGACAGAGCAAAGTTTTAAAAGTCCTGAACTAATCCGCGCAGGCAATGTGTCAGTCGCAGGCGCTAACCCCATGACTGCACTAGCACAAGCGCTGCGTGCAGGCACTGGCGCCTACGGCAACATGCAGGCGGGCAAAGCCTCTGAGGCTTTGGCGGAAAAAGAAGCCAAACGGGATACTGCGCTGGGTGAAGTCGCCAC